AAAGAGGTAGAAGAGTTTTTTGTCTCTAATTTCATATATTCGACTGATCCTGGAACTATGTGGATTGGTGAAATGATTAAAGAAGGTGAAGGACGCTATATTGACTGGAAAAAGAAAATTCAGTCACTTTCGTATATTTTCAAAGAAGAGGTAAATACGCTTTTTGATCAAATTAAGGTAGATGAGGTATTTGATTGTTCTAGGGGACATCCTCCAATTTTGAAGAATTATTTGAGTGGGAAAACCTCACTTGAAACCCTTGTAATTTGTGATAGAATATTTGAGTATAGGAAGGATTTTGATAAAAAACTGGAGGATCCCGTGTGGGAAACCGTCAGTCGAAAAATAAAAAAATATAGTCCTTTCCTAAATATAGATGTACCACGTTATAAAAAAATCTTGAAAGAGATTGTCCTATGAGTTTCTTCGATTCCGATGTAGTCCGTGCAGAGATGGCGGAGATTAGTGAACTTCAAGAAGAAGTTTACACTAATGTTTTTAAGTTTCCATCTATGTCACCGGAGGATCAAAAATATCATGTTGACGTTCTAGAAAGACTTCTAGAAAAGCAAAAGGTAATGTATACTCGTTTGAGTTTATCTGATGATCCTGAAGCTCAACAATTGAAAAACAATATTACTGCAGGTGCATCCCAGATGGGACTTCCACCTAATGTTGATATGAATTTACTATTTTCCGATATGGGAAAAATGGTAGAATTAATGAAACAGCAAATTGACAAGAATTCATAAGTCTTTTATAATAATAAGGTACACACAAGCCAAATCCAAAAAATCCGAGGTAATCCAATGTCTTTTTCAGACTTAAAAAAACAGTCTTCTCTTGGTTCACTGACCCAGAAGTTAGTCAAAGAAGTAGAGAAGATGAACAATACTGGTGGTGGGGGTGCTGATGAGCGTCTCTGGAAACCAGAATTAGACAAGACCGGTAACGGTTATGCTGTCATTCGTTTTTTACCTTCTCCTGAGGGTGAAGATATTCCTTGGGCAAAAATGTATTCGCATGCATTCCAAGGGCCAGGAGGATGGTATATTGAGAATTCCTTAACTACTACAGGTGGTAAGGATCCTGTATCAGAGCACAATCGTGAACTCTGGAATAGTGGTAATGAATCCGATAAGGATGTTGTTCGTAGACAGAAGCGTAAGCTTTCTTATTATGCTAACATTTATGTTGTAAAAGATCCTGCCAATCCTCAGAATGAGGGTGGAGTATTTCTCTACAAGTTTGGTAAGAAGATCTTTGACAAGGTTATGGAAGCAATGCAACCAGAATTTGAGGATGAAGATGCAATCAATCCATTTGATTTCTGGCAGGGTGCAAATTTCAAGTTGAAGATCGTTAAGAAGGATGGATACTGGAACTATGATAAGTCAGAGTTCGATAAAGTATCTCCACTCCTTGAAGATGATGATGCACTAGAAGCATTATGGAAGAAGCAGTATTCTTTGACTGCCTTAGTTGCTCCTGATCAGTTTAAATCATATGATGACTTGAAAAAGCGTCTTGATTCTGTTCTAGGACATAAGCAGCCTGCTCGTCCACGTCTTGATGAAGAAGTGGAATCAGAAGATACTGATCGTGGATCATTTACACCAGACTTCAAGAGCAAAGCACCCGTTGCTGCCGCTCCTGTAGCATCTGCTAGTGAAGATGAAGACAATGCTCTTGCATATTTTCAGCGTCTTGCAGAGGAATAATTAAGAAGGATATAATCTAATATTTTCTCCTCTTTTCAGGGTTTCACTCACATATTGAGTGGAACCCTCTTTATATGGCATGATTTCATCCATATCATTAAGGATGAGGTTAATATAGTCTGCTTTTAGTAAGAATATACTTCTTTTTTTATCTTCTATGTCTACTTCATAATCATAATTTGTTACAGGTTCTGTTATTGATGTGGCAGTGGTATATGCCTGTAATTGTTTATCATAAAATTCAACACTATAGTCTTGAGGAACTCTTACTCCTTTAGGGACAATAATCGCTCCTAAAGTATTTCTTACTTCTATTGTTTTATAATATTTGACTGAATTGAGATTAGCATCAGTTTTATATTTGTTTGTCAGATAATTGGAAAATGCTAGATTTGTTAATGGCCACTCAGTCTGCACATTAATTATGTTATTAGAAAGTAATACCAACCAATCTAAAGTTTGATCTCCATAGACTTCATGAGCAACATTGTCAGGCCTATCATCACCTACTACTTGATATTTGGTGAAATATGTTAAGTCTTCGAAGATATCATCTCTTAATTTTCCTCTTTTAAAGAGGTTTTTTACTGTGGTATAATCTGAGATGTTTTGACCATCTGCAGTTCTACTCACATATTCAAAATCTGGTATATTGCGGAAATAAGCTGGCATTTTAGAAACCTATAACATTGTCGGATAAACCTTCATAATCACTTTCATAAATCGGATCGATTTCTTTGAATGATAACGTAATAGTGTAAGTCATCATTGTTCTTTCATCATCATCAAATGTCATGTAACTATTTTCAGGAGTGTAGTTTACACTACAATTTAAAAGAGCACATGGATCTTTTATTCTATTAATAGAAGGATGCTCTCTGGCAGTTCCATCTTCATAATAAGTCATGTATTTTATTCGAAATACATTAGGTGCTTTTAAGAAGACGCTACTACGTGACTGTTTTACTGCCATTCCTTGTTTGAAGAAACGAATAATTCCTCTAACTTGTCTCGCTTCATCCTCATCTCTGGGTGACATGTTGAAACTAAAGTTAAAAGGTCTTAATTGTGGAGCACTAAAGAGAAGTTCTAAGTTGGGATTTACAACAGCACCTGTTGTTCTGGAGAGTAGATTTTGAACTCCAACAGCTTCTTGTGCTAAGTAAATTTTGAGTGCTTCTGCATAAGCACTATTGTTTCTTGCAAGTTCTGTGGCACCTTGTTGTGCTAGGCCAAGAGCAGTTGCACCAAGTTCAGTCAAATTGTGGGTATTCATTAAACCAAGAGCAGCACCTACTCCCGTTGCTTCAACTGCATTTAAATTACCTTCATTCCATCCTACTTGATTTTGATCTAAGATGCCATTTTGGATGGGTAATGCTACTTGTCCTGCTATTGTTCTGGGATTGGTTCTTGATATTGTTCTTTGACCGATGTTGGGATTAATTCTACTTCCCGTCATTTCCATCATTTTAAAGATTATGCGATCTTGTTGGTTAAGTTCGCCATTATTTCTTAGTTCTTTTGGATAAGCAAAACTTGGATAAGCTCTTCTTCTATTATCTGATCCTACTCCTCCTAAATTAATATCAATGGTAGATAATGTTCCATTTCGTATACCTTGTGCAACTGCAGCTTCTTGATTCGCTTGTATAATTTGGTTCTGCTGTGCTTCAGACAAACCATTCTGAAAGTAGTGATGATGAAGTAGAGCTCTATCACTATTACTTAAAGTAAGATTACCCGCCTTTATTTCTGCTTCAATGTCTTCTCCTATTTGTTGTTGGACACTATTAGATAATTTTGTATTAGAAGTAATAAGTTGATTAAAAGTATAATCATTTAGTACATCACTACCCACTCCCAAATCATTCTTGGATATTCTATCTGTCCATGTCGTATTACCTAATCTCTCTTGATCTTCTTCGGTATATGTATTGCGTGTAAATGTGGCACCACCATCTGTTGAAGTAGCTGCAAGAACATAACCTGAATTATTTAAATTTACATTTCCCTCACTATCTGCACCGTTCCATGTTCCACTACCTACTTTATAATAAACTCTAGTTTGTTGGGAACCTGGTATAAATTCCCCGTTGCTACCTGTTTCATATGTAGTAACTGTTCTAAAATCACGTCTGTTATCACGACCCTGGCCAGGATTCCCATCCCAATTATTGGGATCGGCAATTTCTATATAATCATTACTTGATACTACTACGGTGGCCATTTAGTGGGAGGTTTTTATTTATTTAGCGTGGATTGTATATGAATTTTGCATAAGGTATATTTAGAAGATCATCTAATTCATTCCATTGGACAATATAGAGTTGTCCTGGTAATTCATTCCATGTATAATTTCTATAATCTTGCCAATGAAAGTTAAGTCCTCTGAACCCCCATTGGAATAATTCTATACATGCAATGAGGGGATGTTGATCGTATTGAAGTCCAGGAGTTTGTGCATTATAAACAAAGGTATAGAATTTTCCTACATCAGGGATAGGAGTTACTGTATCATTCAGTACCTCCATAATTTCTAACATCATTTCTTCAGGATCATTAGTTCTAGCATTCAAGGTGCTTAATGATCGTTTGATACGATTTTCTTCTTCTTGGAAACCAAAGGAATCTGTCATTATCTAATTCCTAATTCTTTTTCAGTTATTATTTTAAATTCAATTTTTCTATCTTTGCACCATTCATTTGCTGCTTTCCATTTAGCTTGATTGATAGAGTATGTTTTCATTTCATATAGGTATGATTTTGTTACCTTTTTCTTTTTAATGGGTGGTTTAGTTTGTTTTCTAGGTTTAACTTCAATAACATAGGTTTTTATTTCACCTGTACTTTCCTTTACCTTAATAATAAAATCAGGAAAGTATCGACGAACTCTCCCATCAGGTGCACGATAAGGAATCCAAAACTCTTCACTTCCCCATTCTAGAACGTTTTCATTTAAATCACACCAAGAACAGAATTTTCTTTCCCAGCTACTTCTACAAATAATATTGTTGTAGTCACCTTTGTATTTTTTGGGATGATTAGGTTTATAGATGCTTTTTAAACTCTCTCCCATAAACTTACCTACATAATATATCAAAGTAGAAATATTTATAGAAATATGGTTGCTCCTAGACCAACTAAAAAAGTTCTATCAGATTTAAAGACCACAATAATGCGTCCCGCATTAACGTCTCATTTCCAGTGTTGGTTTAATCCACCACAGGCTATGAGAAGTTGGGCAAGGACACATCGAATTGCCGAAGGGTTTGGTGATGGATATGATTCTCCACAATCTGCTGAGTTCTTTTCTTTATCATGTTCCGAGGCAACTCTACCTGGATCTTCTTTAGCGACTCATGAAATTAATAATGATTTCACTGGGGTAACAGAAAGACATGCTTATCGTAGACAGTTTGATGATAGATCAAACTTTACATTTTATGTAGATAAGGACTATAATATAATATACTTTTTTGAAAACTGGATTGCTTATTGCTTAAATGAAAAATATCTAGATGCATCTGGTGCACAAGATACCAGAGTGCAACAATCTTACTATAGTTATAGAGCGAATTATCCTACAGACTATACAACAGAGGTATTTGTTAAAAAGTTTGAAAGGGATTATTCAGGAAGATATTTACAATATTCACTTCTAAAAGCTTTTCCTATTAGTATATCTTCTATGCCTGTTACATACGGTACTTCAGAGATATTAAAATGTACGGTAGCATTTACTTATTCTAGATATTTGGTAAGTGCTGAGAATGCATTAGAGGATTCTACTCCAAGTGATCCGCCAATGACAATCTTACCAGTAATGCCTCCGGTAATACCTTTTTCATAAATAAAATACTCATAATTTATTATTATGCCTTTACCAAAAATTGCTACACCAACATATGAGTTGGAACTGCCTTCTACTGGAAAAATAATTCATTACAGACCTTTTCTAGTTAAGGAAGAAAAATTGCTTGTATTGTCACTGGAAAGTGAAGATACTAAGCAGATTACAACAGCGATTAAGAATGTAATTAAGTCATGCATCTCGACGAGGGGAATCAAGGTAGAACAACTTCCCACTTTTGATATTGAGTATTTGTTTTTAAATATTCGTGGAAAATCTGTGGGTGAAGAACTTGAAGTTAATCTTCTTTGTCCTGATGATAATGAAACTTATGTTCCAGTAACGATTAATATCGATGATATTCAAGTTACTAAGAATGATGATCATACTAGTCAGATTAAACTTGATGATAGTTTAATGATGGAAATGAGATATCCTTCATTAAGTCAATTTATTAAGAATAATTTTGATTTTAATGAAACAAACCAAATGGATCAATCATTTGATTTAATTGCAACTTGTATTGATAAAATTTATAATGCGGAAGAAGTATGGGCTGCTGCTGATTGTAGTAAAAAGGAAATAACTGAGTTCTTAGAAGGAATGAATTCTTCTCAATTTAAAGAGATTGAAAAATTCTTTGAGACAATGCCTAAATTATCTCATGATGTTAAAGTTAAAAATCCTAAGACTGGTATAGAAAGTACTGTGACGTTGGAGGGATTATCCAGTTTTTTCGCATAGCCCTGGTTCATATGGACCTAGAGAGTTATTTTAAATTAAATTTTTCTCTAATGCAGTATCATAAATACTCATTAACTGAGATTGAAAATATGATCCCTTGGGAAAGGGATATATATGTTGAATTGTTGAGAGCTCATCTTGAAGAAGAAAAATTAAAGCAACAACAACAAAATGGCAACTAATCTTACAGTATATGAGGGAACTAGAGGAACTGATCTTGTCGAAGAACAGATTGATGAAAGGATTTTAAGAATTCTTGGACTTGAAGAAGTATTTGACATAGATTATTCTACTTATCTTTCTCTTTTAAAAGAGAAGGCTATTTCCTCACGTATGGGTGGTAATGAGTTGCCAACTGAAGAGACTGAAGTAATCACTGAAGAGTTTCAAAGAGTTAGAAATAAAGTTGGAAGATTTAAGATAAAAACGAAGAAAATATCTGCAGCTGATATAAAAAGTGGTATTGGAATAAAACCAAAACAGGTGCTTCCTGGATCTTTTGGTTCTCAATCACACGAACATATAAAAAATATAAATGAAAAACTAGATGAATTATTATCAAGTCTGAGATTAGAAAATAAGGAAACCAAAGAGAAAGCGAGAGAAGATAGATTATCAAAAGAACGTCAGAAAAGAGAAGTAAGAGAGAATAAATTAGAATCTGGTGTAAAAAATACATTTCAAAATATTACAACAAAGGTTCTTTCTCCTTTTAAAGGTATTTGGAGTAGACTTCTTAGATTTATAAAATTTGTTGCAGCTGGATTTGCACTCACTAATATTGCTAGGTGGATTAATAATCCTGTTAATGTGAAAAAACTTAAAGCAGTTGGAAAATTCTTAAGGGATTTTTGGCCTACAATTAGTGCAGGTGTTCTTTTATTTTTAACACCTTTTGGGTTATTTGTTAAAGGATTAATATCAACTCTATCAGCTACTGTAGTAGGTCTTACGAAATTTTTTGTGAAGCACCCTTGGGCATTAGCATTGGGATTGGCCGCTGGAGGTGCAGCATATCTACAGAATAGAACTGATAAATTACGAGAAGAACAGAATAAAACCAATGATGCGGGTACAGTCACCCCTCAGGAATTTCAACAAGGGCAAGTTCCTAGTTCATCTCAGTTGAGGAATGAACTGGTTCAACAGCAGGGGATGCGCTTCTCTAGAGGTGGAATAGTATCTAAATTACCATCATTTAAATTACCTATTTCATCTTTAAATGTTGGTGGGAGTGTGATCACAGGTAATTCTGGAGTTGATATAACTGGAGCAGGAAAAGATACTCAGTTGATTGCAGGACAAGTAGGAGAAACTATTTTACAAGTAGGTGCAAGAGAAAGGCAAATAGAAATGACGGGGATTGATCCTTTAGAATTTAATGTTGGACCTAATGCTAATAAACCACAAATGGTTAATAATATTCAATTAGCTGCAGGTGGTGGAATAGTGGGAGGAATGATGAATATGATTAATATGATGCGTTCTAATAATGAGACACTTCCCAAATGGTCTCCAGTAAAAGCAAGTGGAATGTATTTGTTAGCACGTGATGGTGATGTATTACCACCAGGATATCGAGTATCTAGACATTCATCTCATTTAATTGATCCTCCTAATGTGGTAGTGAGGAATAGAACTATAATTATGCCACCTCAAGCAGTAGACGAATCGGAAAATGAAATTGAATATAGGGATGGAACACAAATTCCTAGGTTCTCTATTATCAAGACATCTGTTCATCGGATTAGAGTTCTGAATGAACTACGTATTAGAGATTTGGTAGAGGCATAATATGGCAATCACTGCTCAAAAACTTTTACCTAGGACAAAAGTTTTAAAACCTGTTACTCCAAATTTAAAACCATCTTCTAGTAGTGGAGAGGAGGGCTTGAAGAGTATTTCGATAAAGTTGGATACTATTAATTCAGTATTTTTGAATACTTTTATTCTCAATCAAAAAAATAGACAGATAAAAAGGAGAGAGGAAGAAGAGAAGAGGAGAAAGGAGAGGGAAAATGAATTAGAAAAAGGTAGAGCAAAGAAAGATCCTAAAAAACTATTGAAACTGCCTGGAGCTAGTTTAGGTGAAAGAATACAGAATTTTCTTGCAATGACATTACTAGGATGGGTTGTTGATAAGTTTGCAAAGATGTCAAATTGGTTAAAAGGATTTTTAGAGATGCTAAAACCAATTTTTAGTTTTCTGGATACTGCTTTGACTACTATCTTTAATTCATCTATCTTTTTGATTGAAAGTTTTTATACTGGAATGGAGAAACTTGAACAGGCTGTTGAAGATATTGGAGGGAAGAAGGCAAAGACTATATTTGATAAATTTACTAAAGAATTTAATAAATTTCTTAATGCTACACTAATTATGGGGATGTTGTGGACTAAACCACCTCTTCCTCCTAAACCTCCCAGACTTCCAAAACCTCCAGGCGGTGGTGGTGCGAAGATAACTCCTAGTGCTGGTAAACAATTAACTATACCTGGATTAAAAATTCCAGGAGATTCCGTAGGAAGTAAATTGATAAAAGGAGCAAAATTAGGTATTAAACCTGGAATTGGTGCTGGTATATTTACTGGACTTTTTGATTTTGTATATGGTTTGTTGAGTGGGGAATCTCTAACAAGAGCTTCTGTAACTGCAGTTGGAACCGGAATCGGTACTTGGATAGGAACTGTTATTGGAGGGATGATTCTTACTGCTGCTGGTATTGGTACAGGTGGATGGGGACTTGTTTTGACTCCTTTAATATTAGGAGGAAGTCAAGTCGCTGGTGCAACTATCGGTAGTATGATTACAGAATCTTTATATGATTGGGCTGTTTCTCTGTTTGGGGGTGAGAAAAGATCTCGTGGGGGACAGTTGGCTAAAAGATCTAAAAATAGAAAATCTTCTAGAATTAAACAGACTCCGGTAATACCACTTCGATTATCTAAGACTCTGTTGAGTAGAAGTGATAGGCAATTTCTTAAGAGTGTTTATCGATCTGAGGATGCTAGTATGATTTTACATAATGCATCTAATAAGGCTAAAAAAGGTATTATTGGTGGGATGATGGGAGTTGGAATTGATATGACATTAGGGAAACACCCTACTCAGGATACTAAATCATCAATAGCAGATTCTTTAATTTCTTTTATGAGTCAACGTAGTGTTATGGGTAAAGATATAAAAGGTGAAATAGGTGAAGAAATTGATACAACTTATTCTAGAATTAGACCCCTAATAAGAGAGAAACCAGATGTAGCTACAAAACCTAGTTATGATACCCAAGAAAATAATACTCTTCTTGTTAAAACCTATTGGGTACGTCGAAGAGCAGCTAGACGTGGATTATTAGCTTAATAGGTTAAATAGTAATAAAACAATATGACATCTTCTAATTTAGCACCAACTCCTTCTGAGGAATCTATACAATTTGATAGATTTGAGATATTCTCTAATGAGAATAGTGATCAGTCTATTGATTTGAGAGGGGGAGCTCCTACTTTAGAATATCGCGAAAGTGTTTTTATGCCTTATGTGGATATAAGTGCGGCAGTAATTGATGCGGGAGAGGTTATAGGTGCTGATGATGGAAGTGGATCTAGTATTAATTTACTTGAATCGATAAAGTGTCAGGGAACAGAAAAGATAAAATTTAAAATTAAAGATTATAGAGGTGGTACTATTGATTTAACTAGAGATGATGATTTAAGAGTTTCTAGGACTTCTAATATAAAGCAAGGAAGTAAGAATGTTTCTTTTGTTTTGGAATCAGTTTCTAAAACAGCTTTTGAAAATACCCTTTTAGAGAATAGATGTATTGGCAAATTTGATGGTAAAATTTCCGATATAGCAGAACAGATTATTACTGATAATTTAAAATCGGCAAAAGCACCAGATATAGATGTTACTTATAATACCTTTCATATGCAAGGTGAGGCTAGATATCCTTTAGAGGTTTTGACTGAACTTCAACGATTATCTATTCCAATATATTATAATGCTCCTGGGAAGATGGCTGGATACTTATGTTGGCAAACATCTACAGGATTTAAATTTAAATCTTTGGATAGATTATTCAGTCAAACGGGAAAGACTATTAAAAGATATATTGACAATAAGCAGGCACATGATCGTTTGCCTCCTGGTTTCGATGGAAAGATATTAGATTCGACAATTAATAGAACAACTGATGCATTATCACAATTTGAATCCGGTGCATATGGTACAGAAATAAGTGTTTTTGATCATACTAATAATACGTATACCACTACTAATCCTCTTATTGCTGCTGATAGAGGAAATGGAATAATAGCAGCAAGCAGTCTTCCAAAGGTTAATCCTGAGTTTGAAGATAAGGTAACAGTTCATTATCGTGCTCATGCTGCAAAGGGTCAAACTTTTGCAGCTGGAGATAATCTCGCTACTCAGGTAGAAAAATTTAATGATGAGAACCTAGTTGTTGAGCAGATTTATCAACAATCTTATCAAAATTATAGGCAGAAATTTAATATGTCTGCAGAGATTATTATTGCTGCTGATCTTTCTTTACATGCAGGTGACTTAGTTTATTGTGATTTTCCTGAAATTTCTAACAAAGCAACTCCTGTTTCAAGTCGGAAAGATAGTGGCATATATATGATAGCTGATTTATGTCACTACGCGAATGCTACTAAATCCTTTACGGGATTACATTTAGTAAGAGATTCATATGGCACTCCAAGATCTTGAAGTGCTACAATAAATATTAGTTATAGGGGAACTAATAAACTATGACAAACATTAAACACGATTTGGATCATGAAGTTTACATTGAAGCCGATGGTAAAGAACATATCAACCATGGCAAAATGGAATATACTAAAGCAGATTTAGAATCTGCTCATGCATATTATGATGAATATCATAAAGGTGATGAAGTGAATACTAATGAGGGTAAGATTAATGATTGGCACACCCGCCATCAGGATCAGCATCTAGAAGTTTATTGTGATAATCATCCAGATGCAGAAGAATGTAGAGTTTACGACGAATAAATGAGTCAACGTCTTAACCAAAAATTATTTGAAGATACGTTAGCACATAATCCCGATTTTAGTCCCACAATTGGACAGGTTGCGGATGAAGCTACTGCGGTTGAGACTGGTCAGATTCAAAAGTTCAGTCAAGAAGGAACGGGAATTAAACTTAGAAAATATAGGATAAGGATATGTGGTGTACATAATGAAGGTACTCCTATAAATGATTTGCCTGTTGCCTATGGACAATCTCCCACTGCTGGATTGAGGGGTGAATCAATCGGCCAACCTTTTTATGCGGCTGGTACTTTTGTTACTGTTTACAAGGAACCAAGTAGTGGTCTTTATTATATTGATGATATTAAACCTAATAGTGTGGGAGATCTGGAGAGCACTAATCTAACTCTTGAACAACGTTGTGACGCTAGGAGTGGATTCGTATCAGGATCTCCTTTATTTTGGGTTCCTCAGACTCATTATAAAGAGGGTAGATTAGTTGCAGGTGCGGAGTGGTTCAATATTCCTCGTCCTTCAGAGGAAGATGAAAAGCAGAATGAATTAAATAAAGATATTGTTCTTCCTTCTAAATGTAAGCCAGTTGATACGGAAGCTATTAATAAAGACTTAAATGATTTAATTAATAATGTTAATCAGA